GAGGTCCTGAACGCCTACACGGGGGAGCAAGCCGCCGAGTTCGCCGACAACCAGATCCAGCCCGACGAGCTGGCCGACTACGCCATCTCGATTGGCAAGATGTTCAACAACGCCTTCATGGTCCCGGAGGTCAATGCCCACGGCCTTGCCTTCGTGAACCGGGTCAAGACGAGGTACGCGAACGTCTACCGCCGCGAGCACTTCGACAAAACCAGTAACAGCTCAAGCTACTCACTCGGTTGGAAGACAACCATGGTTACTAAGCCGATCCTTGTCGATGACCTCGAAGAAGCAACTCGGACCGAGACCATTCACGTGCGCTCTGAAGAAGCTTTGAAAGAGATGAAGGTGTTCGTCCGTCTCGAGGAGTCAGGGAAGCACGGGTTTGGAGCTGAAGGCTCGAAGCACGACGACCGGGTTATCGCTCTGGGGTTGGCTCTTCAGGGCGTGAAGCATCTTCCGAAGATGGCGACTCCGAAGAGTGACGCTCAGAAACGGCTAGAGGAGTACATCAGGGACCAGCAGACCGCTCACTACTTCCCGAATCGTCAGGAGCAGGCGCGGGGGAGGAAGAGGTACCGGATCAGAGGGCGCGAAGCGGCCTAGTGATGGAAGAGCCGCGCGATGACCTCGACAGCCGGAGGGATTGCGAGGATGGAGAGGACCAAGGTCAGCACAATCAGAACGACCGTTAGCTTCTCCAGCCGTTTCGACGACTCGTGGATCTTCAGCACTGCTCGGCGGAGCACCTCCGTCTTCACATCCTCCGGAAACGATCCATTCGCGCTGAATGTCTGCTTCCAGCGGTCCATCAGCTCATCATCCGAAACGTTCAGCACATGCTTGAAATCGTATGGCTCGCTCATGCGCCTATCGTAATCCACAGCTTTGCCGATTGGCCGTTTGACAGCGTGCTATAAATAAAGCAACTCCATCGATGCCTCGCACCAAACCCTCCGCAAAAGCTTCATCGAAAGATACCGAGCAGTCTGAAGCTACTCCAGCCACGACCCTGAACGTGAAGCCTCTGGCTGAGGAGAAGGAGAACGGCTCCAACTACTCCCCGACCGGCACCGAAGGCAAGGTCCACAAGCAGTACCTCCGCCGCAAGCAGGAGATCCTCCAGAGCCGCACCAACGTCTCCGGCATCAACATCGACCAGAAGATGCGGGAGTGGGACAAGAACTACTTCAACCGCGATGCGGACATCCCGCCGGCTGAAGTTGACGTAGACCAGCGCCCCATCGCCATCAACCGCGCGTACGGCAAGGTTCAGACTGCCCTCGGCATCCTCGTCGATCGCAATCCCACCTACGTCCTGAACGAGAACATCGCGAAGTTCCGGGGCAACCGCGAGATCATCCGCGCCCTCGCGAACGCCTCCTGGAAGAACTCGAACAGCCTCGGGCAGTTCAAGCTCTCCGTCTTCAACTGCGCCAAGCGCGGTTTTTTCGTCGGCAGGACCTACAACCGCATCATCGCGAACATGGGCCGGTTCCCGAAGACCATGGAGTCGAACGGCCGCATCAGGTACGAATCCAGACTCGTCACTCACATGGACGACATCGGCTACGTGAACCTCGACAACCGAAACGTCTGGATCGATGAAGCCGCACGCCCGGAGGACATGTACTCGATCCGCGATTGGGCATGGCGCGAGGTCTGGCACATCGACGACATCAAGGCCACGTTCCCCCTCGCTGAGTTCCCGAACATGAGGTACGTCCACTCCGGCGGCAACACCCAGGAGACGATCTACGGCAGCTCTCAAAGCGAAGGCAACATGTCCGTGACTCAGGCCCGTGAACACAAGAAGGGCATGACCGAGATCTTCTTCTACGAGAACTACAAGACCGACTGGTTCATCATCGAGATCAACGGCGTCATGGTGGTTTGGGAGCCCCTGCCGCAGTACCACAAGCGCATCTCGCTCGTCACCGGCCTTTGGTCCCTCCGAAGCGCCGAGGACATCTACGGCATCGGCGTTATCGAGGCGATGGAGCGGTCTGAATCCCTCATTGACCGCATCAACAACATGGACCTTCGCCAGCTCCTGCTCTCGATCAACCCGCCGGGTTTTTACTCAGGGACCGAGGACTTCGAGAACGAAGAGATCAGGCTGAAGGCAGGCGTCCTCCGGCGTACCCTGAACCCCAAAGACATCACCTGGCTGCAGATCCCGAAGCCTGACGATGGAGCACCAAAGCGCATCGCACAGATCCAGCAGGACGAGGACAGAGATACCGGCATCACGAGAGCCGTTGAAGGTGACCCCTCTGCGCAGAACAGCAACGACACCGCGTTCGAACTCGGCCTCGACAAGGAAGCGGCTCTAAAGCGTCTCAGAATCCCCCTCAAGTCGTTCCAGAGCGCCCTCGAATGGGAGGCGAAGAACCGCATCGCTCTCATACAGCAGACCTATTCTGATTTTCAGGTTGAGCACATCGCTGACCAAGACGACATCTTTGACTACCTCGACGAAGTGAAGAAGGACCCGGCGTATTACTACATCGAGAACGAAGGCAAGTCAGGTGAGGAGAAGTTTTTCAAGAAGCAGTATCGCGAAGTTTCTCTCGCCGTTGAGCAGGACGAGAAGGGCAACTTCATCGAGACAGACCATGAGGCGTTCTTCAAGGTGAAGCCCGAATGGCTCGCGTGGTCCGGTTCCGTGAGCGTCGATATGGACTCGCTCTTGGTTCAGTCAGACCAGGTGGAACAGGCCCAGACCATCAAGCTCACGAACCTCCTCATGCCTATCTTCCAACTCGGTCCTGAGATCGGAAAGAAACCGGCTGAACAGCTCCTTCAGGCCCACAACAAAGACCCGAAGAAGTGGCTCCCTGATGCGTGGCTGAACCCTCCACAGAAAGAGGTCAAGCCGAACCTTCCTCCCGCTCTTGCAGCGCTCGCCGACCGGAACAAAGCAGCTCCAGGCGGCGCACCAACTGCCGACCCTGCCGCTCCCTCTTCCTCAGCTCCCCAATCTCAAACGCTAGTACCTCCGGGCGCAGTCGATACCGGAACACCACGCGGAATGCCGAATGCCGCTGTTGCGTGAGAACCGGCACTTTCGTGCCCAGTGTGCCCTCATCGTCGCGCAGCACGAGGAGACCATCAAAGCGATCCTCGAAGACGAAATGGCCACGATGTCAAAAGACGCCACGATCGGCGACAGCGAGTTCGAGATCGTGAAGTCAGCGATCTACACCGCTGGACTCAAGGAAGGCATGAAGCGCGTACTAGCCAAACTCCACGAATATGCCCGAAGAGAAAATTGAACGAACTTGGCAGATCAAGGCTCCGAACTCCGGCACCGTGTTCGACTTCCGGCCGATCTTCCTCGCGAACGAGGAGACCGGCGAAGTGGAGTGCAAAGAAATCCAGGTCAAGGTTGACGGCAAGGTCCACAAGTTCGCCTACGACAACCTCTACATGTTCATGTACTTCGTCTCGAACGAGGAGATGCGCCGGAAGCTCATGCAGCGATACGAGCAGCAGATCACGAACATCCCGTACGACGTCACCTTCAAGCTCGACAAGAACGAACGCGAGACCGGCATGGCGAAGCGCCGCATCACGCTTCAGGTTGGCGAGATCGCCATGGCCATGGTCCGTTCTGAAGCCGAGATGCTCCGAAGCAAAGACCCCACCATCAAAAAGATATTCAAAGGAACCTAAAGGTCGTAACCAACAACAACACGAACATGGATGAAAACCAGAACGTCCCCGAGGTCCAGGAGGAAGCCGCCGAGCAAGCCGCTGCGGTTGTGGCTCCGGCTGTTGAAGTACCTGAAGCCGAGGAAGCGGCCATTGAACCTGCCGGCCCGGAAGAAGTAGCAGCTGAAGAAGAAGCCACGGTCTAAAACCCGTGGTTCACGTCGCAAGTAACCCAATACAACATCAATGCAGAAATGCGAAACGTGCGGCAAGGACTACAAGAACCTCGCCGCGCATCAAAGGTCCGCGCACGCTGAGCCGCTAGGCGAGAAAGCACTCGCCACGCTCGCAGCGGAGGAAACCACTGCCGTTCCAACTGCGCCTGCTCCTTCCTCCATGGAGGCGATGATGGGCGAAGTCCTCGGCATGGTCCGAACGATCAGCCAAAAACAGGAGGCAGCCGACAAACGCCTCGACCGCATCGAAACAGGCGGCGCGAACGACTTCAAGCACGGCAAGACTGCCGAAGACGTAGCGGCCGCGGAGCAATCCAAGGAGAACATCAACCCCCGCGTCGTCCAGATCGTCGAAGAGACCCTCGGCGACGACTTCAGAGTTCAGATGAGGCCTCAGAAGGACCGCCCAGGTTTAGAGTTCACCGTCATCGTTCCTCCCCGACTGTCCGATCTCGCGAGCGAAGAGCGTCCGATCATCGACCCAGAGAGCACTCACCCGAGGCACTACAAACTCGATCAATACGGCGAGGTGATCTTCGAGACCTATCATCCGGAGGACCGCCGCACCCGCGCCGTCTCCTCGACCGACAGTTACGACGTTATCCGCGAGCACTGCGAGCGTATCCGCGCTCACATCATCGCCACGTTCCAGAAGACGAACCGGCCAGTCCCCGAGTTCAAGCTGCGCCAATCAGTCCGTCTCTAACCATGGCAAACCTAGCACTCAAGAACCAGCATCTCGTCGGGCTCTGCACCTGGCTTCAGGGACTCTCTCTCGCGGGGAAAGAGAGCCGCGAACGCACCCGGTTCGTCGCCCTCTGCATTCCCCGAATCAGTGAGATTGAGGGGTTGAAAGGCCAGCTCGTCGAGAAGTACTGCGAGAAGAACGAGGACGGCAGCCGCAAAACTGTCGAAAAGGACGGCCGAACCCATTGGGACATCCCGGCCGACCAGGAGGCGGCGTTCCGAAAGGACCTCGAAGAGCTCGACAACGAGCTGTTCATCATCGACCTCCTCGACGGGAATATCTCCAAGGTGAAGACCGTCCGCGAACTCGTCTTGAACACCGACTATAAGTTCGGTCCAACCGAGGAAGACGACGAGCTAGAGCGTGACGCGAAGGTCCGTTTGGCTCATGACTACTCCGAATGGTGCATCGCGTTTGAGATGCTCGAAGCGTAGGTCAAGTTATCAACAGAAAACGAAAGCGACAGTATGTGAACGGTGGTATAAATCAATCAAGTCGGTACCGTACCTTCACAGTAGAAACCTAGATCTCCGGGGATCAGGGCTAAGTGCTGGCAGAGAGCAATCTCGGTCAGTTTGTGCTCTGGCAGTAACGGTTCCCCGGAGGTCCCGTTGCAGCCGGCACTTAGCTCTCGATCCTCACGAGAGCTTTTTCTATATCGGGAGAACGCCACTCCTTGTCAGCCGAACGCACGTTGCGCAAGGCACAAATGGTTGTTAATAGAAAATGCCTGAACCAACTGAGGAAAAAGATCCGGTAGCCCCATCCGTGGACCAGCTACAGGAGCAGATCGCGAACCTGAACAAGGCCATCGCGACTGAACGAGGACAACGACACGACACCGAGACGAAGTATTCGACACTCGAAACCGAGTTACGAGAACTCAAAACGAAGGTTGGAACTGCGATCGATCCGAAGCCCGTTGAACTCAAGCCCGAGGACGAAGAGAAACTTGAAGCCTTTGCCAAGAAAAAGGGGTTCGTCACAGCCGAAGAGCTGCAAGCCGAGCGAGCACGTCTCGCCGAACAGACGATCAGATCCTACGAGACGCAAGCGGTCACAGAGTTTCTCGAGAAACACCCCGAAGCGGACGACAACGAGGTGTGGGCCAAAGTCCAGGAGGAGTTTCAGCTTTACAAGCAGCCGAACAACCTCGTGACCTACCGAGCCTTGCTCGCCCGCGTCTGGGAAGACGTGAACGACAAGAAAGGCAAGGCCAGAGAGGAAGGGAAAGCCGCCGCGAAAGCGGAAGCAGCCACCAATGCCCGCTTATCCCTCGGAGGAGGAACGCAGCCATCGGATACCGATGACACGGACTCTCCCGAGAGTCTCCAGAAGAAATATCCACATCTCTCCAAAGAACAGATCGCATCGACGAAATCAGAACTCGCCGCGATCATCAAGGAGCGAACCAAAGACAAAAAATAAATGGTCAAACTCTCCGACTCCCTTTACGGCAAGCTCCCGACCCTAACCGGCACGGTAGCGAGCCTGACGGCCGTCAAAGGCTCCTTGGTAGCCGCAGACCTCACGAACGCGAAACTTGTCGCCGTGACCGGTTCTGTCGGTACTACCCAGACCTTGATGGGTGTCCTTTCAAAGGCGGTTGCGAGCACCGACACCCTTGCCGAATGGAAGCCGCTGAACTCCGGCGTGTACTGCATCGTGGATTGCACGAACAACACCGCCGCGAACCAGCTCTTCAAGCGTCAAGCGATGACCGATGCTTCGACTGTTGCCAATACCTCCACCGACATCACGACTAACCTCGGGGTGTTCATGCCGCTCAAGGTCGTGGGCGCAGCCGCAGACAAAAAGCTGTACGGGTACTTCATTACCCTCGGCCAAACTACCTAACATCTAAATGAGCGCTAACCCTACAGCGGTGCCCTTCGACATCAACGCCGCGGCCGACCTGACCGACCTCTCCATTCAGGAGATCTGGATCAAGTCCCCGGCTGATGTGAAGGAGTACTTCCGCGACTACTACTACTCCGAACCGGTCTCTGACTACATCGTGAAGGATTCTTCCCTCACCTCCGTCTCGACCTTCGGCAAGATCCCAGAGAACGGCAACATTCCGGCAGGCTCCCCGGCGCAAGGTTTCAAGCAGACCTACACCCAGAGCTTCTTCGCAGGCATGATCCGTGTTACCCGCCCGATGTGGCGCTACGGCGTCCAGGCGCGCAAGCTCACGCAACTCGTTGACGAAGAGCGCAAAGACGCCATGCGTTTCCGCGAGACCGTCTTGGCGAACGTGTTGAACAACGCGACCTCCACGTCCTACACCGAAACTTCCGGTCCGTTCGCTTACTCCGTAACGAACACTGGCGGCGACGGCGTTGCCTTGCAGTCTGCCTCCCACACCCGTGAGGACGGCGGCACCAACTGGGCGAACGTCATCACTGACGGCACCACGAACAACATGAGCTTCGACTACGGCGCATGGAAAGCAGCCCTCAAGACCGCTCAGGCGATCAAGGGAGGCGTCGGCGAAATCTTGGACGTCGCACCTGATGCGATTCTCGTCAAAAAGAACTCCTCCGCCCACTTCCGCGCGCAGGAAGTTCTGAAGTCAATCGAGAAAGGTGAACGGCCTGGTACTACGAACCGAGACGGTTCGATCAGCGCTTCGTTCGAGATCCGCGCGAACCCGTATCTGACCTCAGACACGGCATGGGGCGCGATCGACACGAACCTCATCGGTCCGAAGTTCGGCCTCCAGTACAAGGAGGGAATGCCTCTCACGATGGACCCTCAGTTCATCGACTACGACACGAAGGAGATCAAGTACTCGATCGGATGCGACTTTGCTTACGGCTTCAACGACGTACGCAACCTCACCTGGTCCACTGGCTTGAACGCCTAGTCGCTTTGAGGGTGTGCGTGAACACCCTCCCAACTTACGAGACCGCTCTTTCCGCCGAGCCTCTCGCCCCAGGACATGCGGAAAATCCTTAACAACAAGAACTCAACCAAAGCCGAGCGAAGATTCCACGAGAGTCTCAAGGCTCATCGGATCCCCTTTCTCTTTCGAAAGAAGGTGCTCGGCCGCGAGATCGACTTCCTCATCGGCAAGATCGCCATCGAGATCGACGGCCACGACCAGGACCGAGCCAAGAACAAGCTCCTCCTCGAAGCCGGATACTCGCTGGTCCATCTCTCGAACCGTGAAGTCCTCGAACAAAAGTACTCCAACATCATCAAACAATGTCTACAGCACGTCCATCAGCTCAAACCTCTAACGTAAATGTCCTCGGTCTAGACGGCGTAACCGAAACTGTCGGCACGCCTTCAATCACGACCCTTCAGCGAGATCCGAACAACGACGTTCTACTCTGCTCAGGAACAACCGTTCCCACGGCAGGAGACGCCGGCTACGCCACCGGATGCACGTTCATCAAGACGAACGGCACAACCGGCACAGTGATCTACGTGAATGAAGGGACCGCAAGTGCCGCCGCCTTCCACGCCACCTCTGCTCCCGAAACCGTAACGGTGACTTCCGCGACCATCGCGACCACGAGCACGACCAG